CAACTGCTGCCTTGACCGCTTGCGTTCCGGGCTCATTTATAGTGAGTCCTGCTTCTAGTTCAAACGCCTGCGTACCATCTTTAACAAACTTCAGCACTGCTAGACTATCGCTGGTGCTGTAGATTGTTTTCTGCACATTAACACTGGCTAAGACTTTACCGGTATTAACGCTAATCAATCTCAAACTAACTGTTACTATATCTTCACTGTATTGTGTCTGTGGGCCTATACCTAAGATACGTGCCGCATAGCCACCGCTCTTAGTGCTGGTGTCATAGCCTGTAATACCACCCTCTATGATCACCCCAGCAAACATCATTGGGCTCAATGGTTTAGCATTGGCACCATCGTAGGCTTCACGCATCTGACGTATTAGTTGACGCTCTTTGGTCAAGCTGTCAATGCCCACACGTTCAACTACTGTAAACCAACGACTTTGCCCTACATCACCTAGTGCTTTGATAAGGAATGCATCAGCACCCTGTGTGACCGCAGTTGACAAGTTAGCGATAGTTGCCGCCGGGCGACGTTGTCCTGTCTTATCTAAAAAGCTATACACAGCTACTACCACTGGCTTACCAGCTGGCGGCGGTATAGTATCAAACTCTTTCTGCATTAGGTTCTTGACCTGTGTTGGCTTTTCAGGTGAGCTGAACTTGCTGGTTGTAGCACAACCTACCAGCATGAACAACATGAACACAGCTAACAATTTTCTCATATTATTGGAACACAAATTGTCCTAACGGTATGGTAATACTGGTAGAACTTCCTACATAATCTGTTACATTTAAGGTAATCTCAGTGCTGGATTTAGTCCAGTTGATTATGTTACCTTCAAAATTAAGAGTACCTGAGTTTCCGCCACCTTCAGCAAACATAGCAGTGGCCAAGTTCTGGCTGATCTGTGCGTAGATACGTGATTCCAAGTTGTTCATGAACTTGGAAATATTAGTGTTTTTAGCGTCGTTGGCTTCTTTTTCTAGCTTGGCCTGTATCTCTTTTTGTATGGCTTCTCTGCGATTATGTTCTTGATTTTCGATGGTGAGGATATGAGCACTATAACCATTACCGTTAAATGCTGGACTCTTAAATGTGTAATCAGGCAGGGGTTGTGCAGATACCGCAAACGCTGCTGAAAGTAGTAGGAATGAAATGCATAGTTTCATTTTCTCGGCTCCTTATTACTATTTACTCGGAACCAACAATAATTAACTATGTGTATTGTTGACTAGATTAGTCTGACTTTATTGCTTCTGCGCTGTCTATTCTTTCTAAAATAATAGTATAAAAACTATCAACTTCACCACCAAATTTACCCATTAAATGCTCGATACATTGGCGACAATAGTTCCATTGTTGAGTATTATACCCGTTAAGAAAATCATTATGCAATTTAGTCCAGTTTTCTAACTGTGGTAGATCAGGTAACGCTATCTTTTCAGCAGGAATTAAGCAGAAAACTTCTACTTCTTTGCCTTCTACTACTAGCTTTTCTAGGTCTAAAACTGTGTATTTTTCACGCAATTTTTCAGCGTTTTCTCTACCAAATATAATATTCATTAACGTTTCTCCGTAATACCGCACTGCGCAAATACTGTTTGAACTGCTTGAGCTTGACTAACACAATCTTCTAAGGCATTGTGCAGGCCTGCTTTGTTCTTATCTCTAGGATCACCGTGTGTGCTTAGTAAGGTACGGCTATCACGGATCTGCCAAAACTGCCACGGGCAAGGTAAGCCAATTTGGCGATAAAGGTTTTCTAAGATAACGATATCAAACACAGGACCCTGTGCCCAGATGTTATCGCAACCTACTATAAATCTATTTAATTCTTGTGTGAACTGCTCTAGGCTAATGCGATTACCATCACCTAAGGCTTCTTCTCTGACATCATCTGCTTGTCGCCCCCACCACTCAACAGTGTTATCATCTACATGTCGTCCTAATGCTATCTGTTCATCTACACTGACACGGAAGTAGATACCATCTACGATCTCATGCTGCTTATATGGACTAAACTTACAAGCGCCAAATGTTAAGATAGTAGCATCTGGACGAGTACTTAGTGTTTCTAAATCTAACATTATATCCATTATTTTTTACTTTCTGCTTCAACTACACGTTTACGAAGACTGCTAGAACTAAAACTATGATCACGCTTATTATAAATCAATTCAATATCACGTGACACACAGATATCACGTCCTGTAAATTCTTTATCTCTATATTCTACACCCAAGATACGTACATCAAGAGGTAAAGTGAGTAAGATATCTTCAAGATCTTTTTCTGTATTATAAACCACAATCTCATCTACATAGCGTGTTGCCGCTAGTTGAATCTGTCGTTCTACGATACTTTGTATTGGTGCGTTCTTCTCTGGGCGGTCCCAGCTGGCATTGTTTTGTAAACCAGCAATAAGATAATCACAGTGATTACGAGCTTCACTTAACATGGCAATATGACCTGCATGTAACATGTCAAATTGGCTAGCTGTAAATCCTATGCGTAGGCCTTGTGATTTTAATTCCTGTACTTTATTGAAAATCATTCTGCTGGTTCTAATTTGATCTGTAAAGGAAATCCATTGTTGCGAGCAAGTTGAGTGACTTCTACACCTTTTTGTTCTGCCATTTCATATGGTAATATTGCGGCAGTACCTGCACCTTCTTCATGTATTTTAAGAGTAACAGCTTCAGCTGTTTCTGGACTGTGATTAAAGATGGTTACTAATGTTTCAACAACAAACTCCATGGTTGTGACACTGTCATTAATATAGATAACACGATACAATGGAGGTTCAGTTAAATTAAGATTAGGAGTAGGTTTTACTCTGGTAACTGCCTTGGTACCCATAATTTCCTTTTCGAATGTTTTTGACATAATTAGATTCTTTCTAATAGCGGGGTAAGTTTTCTTACCCCTTAACTATTATTATACTATCTTTGTTTTTAAATTGCAATTATTTTTGGAAAGTAATTGCAATTTTCTTAGGCTTAGCTGACTCTGGAACGATATGTTCTAAGGTAACAGTTAAGATACCATTTTTAACACTAGCACCTTTGACTTCTACGTTGTCTGCAAGAGCAAATGTACGTTCAAAGTCACGACCAGCAATACCTTGATGTAGATACTGTTGTTCTACTTTGTTTTCTTTGTTGACAGCGCCAGTAACAACTAGTTCGTTGTTGACGATTTCAACATCCAACTCACTTTCATCAAAGCCTGCGACAGCTACTTCAATCTTCCAGATAGTTTCGCTTTCTTTGATAATGTTGTAAGGTGGATAGTTACTGGCATTCAATGTGCCAGCTGTACGGCTGAGCTCATCAAACATGCGGTCAAATCCAACTGCAAATCTTTGGATACTTGGAATATCCAAACTGTTAATATATACTTGTTTCATAGCTTATTCTCCTTATATAAAGCAAGATTAAATCAAGGACCCTTATTCGGCATCCTTTTTAACTTCAGTAAACTCAGCATCAACTACATCGCTGGGTTTTTCTGAATTCTGTTCAGCACCAGGTTGAACTTCTGCTTCAGGTGTTGGTTGTTTTAATGCCACACTAGCTTGGATTAACTTGCCAACTGCTTCTTGTATTTTAGCAACATCCTCAGCTTTAACTGCTTCTTCAACGGCCTTGACAGCATCTTCAACTTGTGTACGAATTTCTTCTGTAACAGATTTAGATTCTGTTAGTTCTTTACGAGCATCATGAATATGTGCATCAGCTACGTTCTTTGCTTCAACTATTTCACGAGCTTTTTTATCTGATTCAGCATTAGCTTCTGCATCTTGAACCATTTTCTCAATTTCTTCATCTGTCAGACCTGAGTTAGCTTTGATAGTGATCTTGTTTTCTTTGCTTGTTTTTTTATCTTTGGCACTTACTTTTAAAATACCGTTAGCGTCGATGTCCAGAGTAATTTCAATTTGTGGATCACCGCGACGTGCTGGTTCAATACCTTCTAAGTTAAACTGTCCAAGTACTTTGTTGTCTCGAACAAACTCGCGCTCACCTTGTGCGATAATAACTGTTACTGCTGGTTGATTATCATCTGCTGTTGAGAATGTTTGGCTTGCCTTGGTAGGAATAGTAGTATTCTTTTTAATAAGTTTAGTCATAACACCACCAAGTGTTTCAATACCTAGTGATAGCGGAGTAACGTCTAATAGTAATACATCAGTCTTGTCACCACCTAGCACAGCACCTTGAATAGCAGCACCTAC